AGCAAACATATCAACCCACCTGAGTTTTATATTACAACAAATGTAAGTGTTGAAGAACGCGACATTGCTCAAACTAATGATGACTTGTTAGAAGAAGCTTACTTCCAGTCACAACAAGGCATCATGGCTGCGGAAGACCGTTCATGGAAAGCTCAGGCTGATGCTACTGTTGGTGTAGCGAATGACTTGGTTTACTTGGTTGGTGGCTTGACTCCAGTATTCTTCTCACAAATGCGTTCTAGCGTAAACAGCTATGGCATCCCAGTAACTAACTGTGTCATGTCTTCCGATTATTGGGACGATATTATTTCCAATGTTGAGTTCTCAACTTGGTTAGACCCTGTATCTAAGTTTGAATTGGTATCTACTGGTACTTTGGGTTCAATCTTGGGTGTTACATTGTCTACTGATGCGTTCCGCCGTCAAAACTTGCGTGTATTGAACCAAGGTGAATTGTATATGTGTGGTTCGCCTGAAATGCACGGTTCTTATACTGACCGTGATGGTTTGCAATCTCGTGAGATTGACCGTAAAGAAGATGGTGTACCTGCTCGTGGTTGGAGCATGTACGAATTGATGTCTATGTCTTTGCATAATGCTCGTTCTGTACAAAAAGGTGTGCGTGCGTAAATCACCTGCCTAGTAATAGTACAGTCTAGGTAATTCTTACCTAGACTGTACTAAAGCTTGTTACAAATGAAGGTCGTTCCTAGAGCCAGTCATTGTTCTGGTGTATATGGCACACACCTAGACTTGCTAGTCCATAAGTCTAACTTGTAACCTTACTACTTTGTAAGTAACCCCTATAGTCACAACACCCAAACATGCTTCGTGCATACAATTTTTTAGACTGGAGATTTATTATGGATTATGATAACGATGAACTGGACTTAGTACCAGATACACAAGATTTATTTGATGACGACTTTGACGCTGAGTTTGATGGTGACAATGACGATGATGCAGACGACTTTGACACCTTATTTGGTGACGATGACGATGATGCTGACTATGAAGATGAAGACGACTTCGACTCATTCTTTGATGAAGACGATGCAGAAGACAATGTGCAGTTGCCTCGTAGTAAGTCTATTGCTCGTGTAGTAGCTCGCTTGAAAGCTCGTCACTCTGCTGCTGCATCTACACGCTCTCGTGGCGTACGCCCTGCTAAGCATAGTCGTGTAGTAGCTCGCTTGAAGGCTAAGTCTGAACCTACACTTGCTGGTTATGGTACACCACCTAAGACCAAAGCTAAGAAAGTTCATGCTTCCGTTCGTTCTAATAACGCTGATTCTATTGCTCGTGTAGTAGCTCGCTTGAAGGCTAAGTCTGAACCTACACTTGCTGGTTACGGTACACCCCCTAAGACCAAAGCTAAGAAAGTTCATGCTTCCTCTAACCTAAGTTTACGCGCTCGCCGCAACTTGGCTAGTTTGACCCGAGGTTAATGTATAGGTTCTACCTATACACAGTAACTAAGGACATGAAGTTTTCTAGGCAGGGTGCTTATAGTTCTAAGCACCCTGCCTTTGTAGTATAAAGGCAATAATTATGTTAGAAGTAACGATAAGTGCATTAAAGACAGACCTATCTAACCTAGCCCCTGTAGAAGTCATTGGTTCTAATGATGATGGGCTACGCCGCCTTCACAATGAAGGTTCAGCTAAACTTCCGTATGCTACGCTACGCATATCCTCTATTCGTGAGTCTGATACCTTAAATCATAGTATTGCCCTTAGAGGGGTTGCAGGTGGTAACGCTTCGCGTAATTCGCGTGTCCAGTATGATGGTGTTATACCTATAACTTGTGCTATTGAGTATATTTATCACACACAGGACTTAGGTGATGTATTCCTAACTATTAAGAAGCTGGTTACTCGTATTAAACAAGGCGACCTATCCAAGAAGATAACAGTAGGTTCTATAGCCTTTGATATGCGTGTCATGTTCGATGATAGTTTCAACATATCTATTGATGAGCCTGATGACAAAGGCGTATTTGGGTTAAACTTTGATTTAGTATTAAACACCTATATGGTAAATGAGGGTGACATAGCCGCCCATACTGCTACACCTTTAGTACCCATTGCTTAGTCTAATTTTAGTAAAATACTAGAGGGGTGTTACTACTATGGCCATTATTAAAGATATTGTTACCTACTCAACCACACTACCTGTCGTGGCTACTGGAGTCACACCACCACCTATTGCTGTTCGTAGGGTGTTAGCTCGCTACACCTCAGTTGTTGCTACTACGAATGCAAACCATAAAGTTACGGTTATACAGCCCTTGGGTGTTGTTACTGTACCTGTTGGTTCTATCTTAGGCAGTCTTGAAATACAATCTGACCAACCCTTAGCCGTCAATCTTGGTACTCAGACTTTCACTACAACCTACTTAGCGATTGACGCAGTAATTACTAATGCTGTAACCCTAACAAATACAAGTATAGTTGCTGCTAATGTAACTATTATAACAGGATAACTAATATGAGCTATAAGTTTTATGACATTCGTAATGATAGTGACTTCATGGTCGTTCACTCGTTTGGTGAAGATGAGTACCACTTTACACCACACCAACTAACTACAGTTCGTGCAGATATCGGTGCAGAGGATATGGCTTTACAGCTAACACCCCAGTTAGTGTGGGTGGTTGATGGCGTAGATATGAAACCTAAGACAGAGGCTAATAAAGTAGCCACGCCAAAGGTTCAAGCTGCACAAACTAAGTCAACTAAACTTCCCGACTTAGTTAGTAAGAAATAACCGTAATACCTTAAACCTTAGACTTAACTCCACTAGATTCTACATATCAGTTTATACTGTATGATGGAGGCTACTTATGCCTACTTATCCTAGTTCGGGTACATTCAGAAAGCGTACCGACCTAAGTGCGACCATCCGCCCCACAGGTACAAGTGCAGGTGCTTTGGTGATGCACTCTAATAGAGGTAGCGAAGAAATAAATCTTATCTCTAAAGAAGAAGACCTCATTCGTGAGTATGGTATTCCAGACCCTGCTATTGGGTTTGGTCACTATGCTGCAATCCCTTTCTTATCCCAGTCTAACCAGTTGTATGTTAAGCGTTGCGTCAATGGCGCATTGCGTGCAGGTGTCGAAATTATTGACACAGGTACTACTACAACCGCTACACCTTGGACTACTGGTTATGACACACCAACGGTTACCAATGTGTTTCCAGCAGGTGTTACACCTACACCCTTACCTTTTGCTGTTAATAGTGCGTTTCAAGTATCTTCTCGTAACAGTGGTGCATGGGGTAACAACCTCTACATTACCATTCAAAACTTGAAGATGGTGAATGGTGGTGCAAACCAAGAGTTTGACTTATCCGTATATGAGAATGGTGTACTGGACAAGACCTATACTGTGTCACTTGACCATCATACTGATGGCTTTGGACAACAAACATTTATTGAAGAAAAGATAAATATGTATCCGGGCTTAATCAGTGTTCGTGTGAACCCTGCCTTTGTAGGTATTTTGTCTGCACCTATTGCTGCACCTCAAGCGGCTGTAACTGCTGTGGCTGCAATTCCTGCTAACCCTGCCGCTGTTCCACCTACTCCAGCTATCCCCGCAGTTCTTGCTGTACTTGCTGTAGCTGGTGCGCCTTTCAGTGGGGGTATCAACGGAGCTATACCCACAAGCGCACAAATCATTCAGGACTGGAACTTGTTTCGCGATACTACAGCCTCACAGGTGCAGATTCTTATCAATGGTGGCTATACCTCTATCGCGGTTCAACAAACTATTGATACTATTGCTCAAGCTAGAGGTGATGCTGAGTCTGTACTGGATATGCCTAGTGACATGCAAGAAGTTTTAGCTGCACAAAACTATCGTGCATCTTACTTAGGTATCAACTCTGCTTTCTCTAGTATCTATAGCCCCGATGTTCTTATTCGCTGCCCTTATACAAATGCCACATTCTATGTTCCTCCTAGTGGTTTTGCTGCTGGTGTGTTTGCTCGTACCGACCGTACTCGTGCTGTTCATTATGCACCTGCTGGTTTGAATCGCGGTATGTTGACTGGTATGGGCTTGCCTGTTCTTGGGTTGCGCGTTACTTATGACCGTGCTGCTAGGGATATTTTAACGCCCTCAAATATCAACTCTATCCTATGGAAACATGGTGTAGGTCCCTATATCTCCGAGCAAGAGACTCTACAGGCTATGTCGTCTGCATTGTCTAACATTGGTGTAGCTCGTATGCTATCCAACTTAGAAACCTTCATTTCTAACATGATGGACTATACACTGATGGAACCCGGGGACGCGTTCCTTCATGCACAAATTATTACCATGATTACGGAACAGTTAGCTGTTATGGATACTCAGCGTGCATTCCAGACTACACCTGATGGCTCTTTGCCTTACCTAGTGTCTATCAATCAACTACCTGCTCAGGTTGACTTAGGTATCACGCCTGTAACTATTATGTTGAAACCAAACATTCCTAATAAGGTTGTTGTGTTGAATACAGTTATCACTAAGAATGGTGCTTCCTTTAGTACCTTATTGAAACAAGGAGGCTTCTAATGGCAATGATTACTCTTTCCGATGTTCGCGGTATTGCTGACCCACTGGATACAAGCGCATTTGAGTTCTCTATCCCTAATTTTCCCGGAGGTGATGGGCGACATTTAGCTATTAAGTGTCTTGAATGTACCTTACCCGGATTCGGTACAGCCAAGAAAGAACTAGAGATACATGGGTATAAGCTTCGCTATGCTGGAAACAAAGATTTCGGTGGTTCTATCACTGCAACATTTGTTGAAACGCGTGCAGGTACTGTCTACCGTGACTTAATGATTTGGTCAGAGCTTGTTAAGACCACTCGTACAGGTGGTGGTGTATCAAAAGATATTTATGCTACTATTGGTAAACTGGATTTGATGGATAATAGCAACAATAACTCGCTATCTTTCATTATTGAAGGTATGTTCCCAGAAAAAGTTGAGGACTTATCCTTGGGTTCCGCCGATATTATGAAGGTCAGTGTTACATTCTCCTATGATATTCTAGCTCCTGAAATTATAGGTGCTATCTAACTACTGAAGTAATGTACTCATAGTTTCACAAGTTGAGTAGCCGTCTATTTCTATGGGCGGCTACTTTTGTTTAGGGGTCTAAATATGTTTGTTTCACTTAAAGACGCAAAGGGCTTTGAACCTGCAATGCTTAGTGAGTTCACTGTTTTTATTACTCGATTCAGTGACTTTGGTGGTGAAGCTAGTCTTAGCACCATTCGTTGTACTTCTGTAACCGTAAACCATAGTAATACTACTGCTGAGGGTATCTTTGGATTTGGCACAAAGCAATACTTCCCCGACTTCACAGACATTGATTCCGTTACCTTATCTTTTGTAGAGGATGTGAACTATACCATTACTAAGAGTCTCTATGCGTGGAAAAAGCGTGTCGTTAGTAGTAAGGGTGTCTATGGTATGCCTAGTGATTACAAGAGAGGTATCACAGTTACTCCAGTACAACCTAACACGCAACCATTTCATAAACCTAAGTTTACTGATAATGGTACCACCCACCATGTCACAGTTACAGATGGTATGCGTTCCGTAACTAAGGATGTTCTTCCACCTAGCTCACAGCACCATGATACGGCGATACCCTCGTCTAGTCCTATGGTAAGTGCTAAGCCAAAGTTTGAACTTACAGGATGCTTCCCTACGAATACAAGCCCCTACACTTATACTTCTAATGGTGATATACTAATTGTTGAACAAGAGTTCAGTGTAGACAACGGTGATTTAATTTTCCAATAGGAGACTTTTAATGTACAATAAACAAGGCTTACCCTCGAACGGTGTTTATGGGTACGATTCAGTGTATATACGACCCCTGCATGTAGGTGACTTAACACTGGCTTACCGTGCAGATGTTGAAGATAATATAACTCATATCATTGACCTCGTAGATAGTACCATCAAAGACTTTGATGCGCGTGACTTAACTGTACCCGATTTTGTTTACTTGATGGCTTGGCTTCGCCTTAACAGTTATCCAGTAACACCTTTCTCTGTTTCTTGGGAGTGTCCTAATGGGCATGATAATGTATCAACCCTCTCAGAAACGAACTTAAACATTGTCACTTGTACTTATGATGCCGAGACTAACCCGTTCAAAGACACTTGTTTACATGCACCTACAGTTCGTGATATGGAAGCTATCCAGATTATTATTCGTGATAATGACCTAGGTGAAGGTGCTAGTGATGCAGATAAGTCTAACATACCAACTGACTTAAAAGAGAAGCTTTGGTTAATGCGTACTGCCCAGTATGTCTCGCCTATTCATGGTACTATTGAAGAGCGTTGTGAGAAGTTAATGCACAACGATATACCTAACATTATGGAGTCTTTGGGTTTATTAGATGGCTTCAAAGTTCGTATGCAGCATGGTCTAACTGAAACTGCTAATCTTTTTTGTTCAGAGGAGGAATGCGACCATCATGCAGGTATCGAAGTTACAATACCCTTGAAACTCGTACGATTTTTTCCCCTTGATTTCTGATAAGAGTGTTCGTGTTCGTCAGTACGACCTAGGTGTGTTAGCAAACCAGCCCGTAAATAATGATATGCAGACACTAACCTTCTTGTACTTGTACGATACAGCAGTTAAGCAACATGAGGAGCTTCAGGCTATGCGTAAAAAAGCCCAAGGCTAAAAATAGTATTACCTAATTGGGAGATTTCTTATGCAGTCAGGTTTTAAGGGTAATGATGATTTAGGTGTAGATTCTCCTTATGCAGTCCAGCATAAGGAGCAAGCTCGTGTTATTCTTACTATGCGAGATACTGCCACACTTATTGAGCGTACTAATGAGGTTCTAGGTCAGGAGTCCAGTAGTTCAAGGGACTTCTATGCTTTGCGTATGGCTATGGGTGAATCTCAAGACTTACTCCGTAGGATACTAGACCCTAGCACCCAAGTATCTTCGGTCGAGATAGCAGGTCTTCCTGACTTATATAATACTATAGACCGTCTTGTTGAGTCGTCATCTATTGTACTCTCCAATGGTGAGACCCTAAGTACATTCATACAGCAACAACAAGCCGTGACTGGACAGCAGCTTCTTGCAGCAGGTGCATTAACTCGCTCTATTTCTAGTTTTGACACTAGTGTTACTTCAGCTACTATTATTAACAATCGAAATGCGGCTACGACTAGCTCAACAACAACAAGTGAGACTAACAGTTCCGTAACCTTGGGGTCTAAGACAGGTAGTGGGATAGCTCGCACTATCCTAGCTGCCTCTGCAAGTCCAATGCTGACACTTGGTTTACTATTCAATGAGAAGTTCAGTAGTGTATTTGATAAAGGCTTTAATGCGATAGGTAATACCTATCGTGGTACTAAGGGCCTTGTAAAGTCAGCCATTATGCCTGAAGGTGGTGTTTTATCTAACAAGGTTAAGGCATATAATGACAGGAAAGAAGAGGTTAAGGCTAGACGCTTAGACAGGAAGACAGCTAGGAAAGAGGCTAGAGCGGATAAGCGTAGGGCTAAGGTTCTTGCAAGACGACTTGGGAATCAAGGTGTCGCTTTCGACCCTGAAGCTTGGCTAAAGTCTAGGCGTAATGAGCGTGGGGCTGCCTATCTAGATGCTAAGGATTCTCGTGTTCGTGCTCGTGAGTCTAGGGATAATACTGAGCTACAGAGTATGCTTGTTGAAGCAGGTATCCTAGGTACTGGTACTCAGGAGTCCAATAAAGCCGAATCACCTAGAGCTACCCAAGCTACCCAAGCTACCCAAGCTACCCAAGCTACCCAAGCTACCCAAGCACCTATTAGAAATAGACCTCGTAGGGGTACAGATGCTTTTTTTGTTACAAAGACATTAGACCGAGACCTTACAGGTGATAACGGTGTTGTCCCGACCCTAGAGTCCCTAGCCAGTGATAGTGAGAAATTCTTTACAGACGAGTTTAGGAAGTTGCGTAAAGATGTTAGTGATAGTGGTAGTAGCGGATTACTAACGGGTCTTATTAGTGGTATAGCTAGTCTTCTAGGTGGATTAGGTTTACCTAGAAGACGCGGTAGTCACAACCCTACAACACCTAGAACGACACACACTGGAGACGCTACACCAAGTACACAGACCAAGAACCCCAAGAATGATATACCCACAAGCACCAAGACTCCTCATGCCCGTACTAATAAGCGACTACGCCAAGTAGGTAAGCTTGGTGCATTAGGTGCTGTGTTTGAAGGGGGGTTAGAACTAAATCGTGTAATGAACGATACGACTTTAACTGAACACGATAAGAAAGTACAAGAGACAGGTGCTGTTGCGGGTATCGGAGGTGCTGTTGCTGGAGGTTTCGCAGGAGAAGCTTTA